GCAGACTCGCTCTCCCCGATTCGGGCAAATCAGTCCAAATCAGTCCAAAACGGACATACATTAGTCCGCGTTGATCCGGACTCACCCTTCATTGGGTCAATTGACTTGGGGGCTAGTGACAAATGAGCAAGCGCAAGGGCAGTACGCTTCCGCGTTTAAGTAACGCGCCATTAAAAGGTCGCTCTCGCATAGATGAAGTGCTGCCGTGGCTGGAGCAAATAGGTCAGGAGCTCTTGCCGTGGCAAAAGCACGTTCTCACAGATATGTTGAAAGTGAATAAGGATGGAAACTTCATCCGTAAGACAAATCTGCTATTAGTGAGCAGACAAGCGGGAAAAACGCATCTAGCACGCATACGGATATTGGCGGGCTTGTATTTATTTGGCGAAAAGTCTATAGTCGCGATGTCCTCAAACAGAGCTATGGCTTTGGACACCTTTCGCAAGGTCTGTGATTTGGTTGAGGAAACACCACTGCTTCGGACGCAGTTAAAGCAGATCCGCGTGGCTAATGGTCAGGAATCATTAGAGCTTCTTAATGGCGCTCGATATGAGATAGTCGCGGCGACACGAGATGGTAGCCGTGGTAAGACCGCGGATCTGTTGTTCGTAGATGAAGTCCGAGAAATAAGTGAAGAGGCATGGACGGCAGCGAGGCCGATAACCCGAGCACGTCCAAACAGTCAAATCTTTATGTGCTCAAATGCTGGCGATAGTTTTAGCCAAGTGCTTAACGATTTGCGCCAACGAGCTTTAAGTTATCCGCCTAAGTCATTGGGCTTCTGGGAGTACTCAGCGCCGGACTTCTGCGATATATGGGATAAAAACGGTTGGTATCAGGCAAACCCCGCTTTAGGCTATTTAGTCGATGAAGAAACGATTGCCGAAGCGATTGCGACATCCAGCGTAGAAGCTACCCGCACCGAAACCCTTTGTCAGTGGATAACGGCCTTGCGCAGTCCCTTCCCGCATCGAGCGTTTGAAGATCTTACGGTGCAAGATTTACAGATCATGCCGGGTAGAACCACAATATTTGCAATTGACATAGCTGTGACCAAAAGAGATGCCAGCCTTGTGGCGGCGCAGCAAATGGACAATGGAAAGATTGCTGTCGGCGTGATTGCGCAGTTTCACAGCGACACAGCCGTTGATGAATTAAAAATTGCGGCGGAAGTTAATGACTGGGCTAAAAAATACCGTCCCCGGCTAATTTGCTTTGACAAATACACCACAGCCTCGGTAGCTGAGCGTTTAAGCCTATCTGGGCAGAAAACACAGGATATGAGTGGGCAGATCTTCTATCAGGCTTGTAGCGATCTGTTAGACAGTATCGTGAACCAACGGATTATACATAGCGGACAGAAGTCGCTTGTGGACTCAATGAATAACTGCGCTGCTAAAGAAACGGATGCCGGTTGGCGTATCGTCCGGCGTAAGTCTGCCGGAGATGTTTCAGCTGCTATTGCCTTAGCGATGTGCATCCATCAAATAATGAAGCCACAAACAAAACCACAAATTATATCGGCTTAAATGTCCGATTTGTCGGGCTTGTGTGGTATCCTTACCGACAATGGGTCTATTTGATCGTTTCCGTGGTCAGAAAATTGAGGCACAAGCAGCTCCTCAGTTAATGACTGACACTTTCAATTATTATCTCCCAACTGTATTAACCGCTGTCGGTCGTGAAGAGGCTATGACCGTACCAAGCGTAGCTAGATGCAGAAACTTACTCGCCGGAACAATTGGCAGTTTCCCGCTAGAGTTATACAAGAAATCTACTGGCGAGAAATTAGGGAAACCAGTTTGGATTGAACAGCCTTCATTTGCGCAACCGCGATCGGTGACAATTGCGTGGACTGTTGATTCATTACTCTTTTATGGCGTTGCATATTGGCGCGTTACCGAAGTTTATGCAGATGATGGCAGACCATCACGATTTGAGTGGGTTGCACCAGGTCGAGTTTCATTTGACACAGATCCAATTGATAATTACATCACTCGCTATTATGTAAATGGCTCGCAAGTGCCGATGTCTGGTCTTGGATCACTAATTACATTTCAAGGTTTAGATGAAGGCGTGTTACAACGTGGCGCTCGCACTTTACGATCTGCAATTGATTTAGAAACTGCATCGCGTGTCGCAACCGCAACACCAATGCCATCCGGAGTTTTGAAAAATACCGGAGCAGATTTATCACAAGAAGAAGTCCAGTCAATATTGGCTGCATGGAAAGCCGCTAGAGAAAAGCGCAGCACTGCGTATCTAACTAGCACGCTTGAATATCAGCCCACATCATTTTCACCTCGCGACATGATGTTTGTAGATGCGATTCAACAAATGTCCACGCAAGTTGCACGCATGATGAACGTACCGGCATATTACATAAGCGCAGACCAAAATACTTCAATGACTTATGCCAACGTGCAAGATGAGCGCCGTCAATTCGTTTCGCTTTCCCTTGCGCCATACGTTCACGCCATACAAGATCGTTTATCTATGGACGATATAACGGCGCGAGGGAACATAGTTAAATTTGATGTAGAGGATGCGTTCCTAGCTGTTAATGCACTAGAGCGCCTTGCAGTAATTGAGAAAATGCTTTCGCTTGGTTTGATAACTGTCGAACAAGCGATGGAAATGGAAAACCTAAGCCCGAACGGAAACGATACAGATGCACCTAACGTTCTCTAGTGATATTGAGTGCTCAATCAGCGAGCGCACAATCTCCGGCAAAATCGTGCCTTACGGCAACGAGGTCGGTTACACAAGCGCTGGTAAAGTAGTATTTGAAAAAGGATCTATTGAGATTCCTTCTAGTCCAAAACCAAAACTTCTACTCGAACATGATGCCAAAAAACCTATAGGCCGCATGATTTCGTACCAAGAGCGAGAAGATGGAATTTACGCCACATTTAAGGTCAGCGCCACCACGCGTGGTAATGATGCTTTAGTTGAGGCAAGTGAACAATTACGCTCTGGTTTATCCGTAGGAGTAGAAGTTGTAGATGGCAAGCGCGAAAAGGATGTATATCGCGTGCTTGCATCCAAGATGGTCGAAACAAGTCTTGTTCAAGCTGCTGCGTTTAAGAGCGCAGAAGTTTTGAGCGTTGCAGCTTCGGAAGAAGAAGCCGCAGAAGAAAAACCAACCCAAAACGAAAGCGAGGCAGTCGTGGAGAATACTCCAGACACCGCAACCGTTGAGCCTGTGGTCGAAACCCCTGCGGTAGAGGCTGCTCGCCCAACTGTTAGCGCACCGATTTACACCAAGCCACGCCTAGAGTTCACAAAGGCTAAGTACCTTGAAAACACTCTACGCGCTAAGTTTCTTGGTGACGAAGAAGCAGCCATGTACGTTCGCGCTGCCGATAACGAAACAACAACAGCACCGGGCATGGTTCCTACCCGCCAGCTCACTGAGGTAATCAATCCTCTTTCAAATGCTGATCGTCCATACATTGATGCGATTTCACGCGGTACTCTTCCAGATGCCGGTATGACATTTGAAATTCCAAAAATCACTGCTGTTCCAACAGTAGGTCAAATTGACGAAAATGATGCAGTCACAGAGTCACAATTAACTGCATCTTATCTTTCAGTTAGCGTTAAGCCTTTCAAGGGTCGCGCAATTACCACAGTTGAGTTGATTGATCGCTCCAGCCCTACTTTCTTTGATGAGCTCGTCCGTCAAATGGAGTTCGCTTACTCAAAGGAAACTGATGGCTTTGTACAGCAAGGTCTTGCTTCCAATGGCGTTCTCAATGCAACTGCAACCACAGAAGATAAGGATGGCTTGCTAACCTACATCTCAAATGCAGCAGCAGCTATCTACAAGGGAACACTCGGATTTGCTCGCAACATTGTTGTATCACCTGAGCAGTGGGCGAAAATCATGAGCTACAACGATGGTGGTCGTCCAATCTACATTGCTGCAAACCCACAAAACGCCGGTGGAGCACTTTCACCAGATTCAGTTCGTGGAACAGTAGCAGGACTTTCACTCTACGTTGATCGCCTCAACACCGGAACAGGAAACACCGGACTTGGCGATTACTCAATGGTAGTAATCAACCCAGACTCCTACACATGGTACGAGTCACCACGCTTCCAGCTACGCACAAATGTGAATAGCGATGGAACCATCG